GATCCACCAAGGTTCATGATCCCTCCTTCAGCTCTAGCGACTCTTCCACCATCAGCTACATTTAAATAATAATTTGGATAAGGGAACATAACATTTCCTGTTGTAAAAGGAGTTACTGTTTGACCGGATCTAATGTTAGCCATTATGTTATCCCAATCAGCTACTTCTTTACGTCTTTCAGCCATTAACCTATCTAAATTTTGTTCTCCTGGATTTGCTTTAGTATATAGACCACCAGCTAACATTGCTGCTGGAATAGTTACCATTGGATTTTTTAAAGCTTTACCAGCCATTGCCATTAAACCTGTTGGTTCTGCTATTGGTGCATTAGCTGCTACAGAAGCCGGTAAAGATAAATTGTGTGGCATTCCTATAGCATCTTTAAGTATATTTTTTACTTGAACTTTAGGAGTAGATGCTGTAGATGCTTTTGGAAACATACCTTTTAAATTTGTCCAACTTGAAGCTATGTTTGATCCAACTGTTGCTGGGTTGTATGTACCTAATTTAAATAAACCTTTCATACCTCCACCAGCTCCAATATTAGCTGCTCCTGCTGTTGCCATATACATTAAAGCTGCTTTACCTAAATCACTTTTAGCAAATTTCTTAACGCTCTTAACTAATTTACTTCCTAATTTTTTAACAGGTTTAAATATTTTTTTAACTAAACTTCCTAGACCGTAAGGTACTCTTCCGCCTTCTGCCATAGGGAATTGAATTTTAAATAATTTATATGTATCAAAATCCATATACTCTTCACCTGCTTCTTCTTTTTCAGCTTTATATTGTTCGTATTCTTCTTCATCAGTTACTGGTCCACCATTATCAAACCCTGCTCTTCCGCCCTTAGCTTTTCCATAAATTATTTCATCTATTGGATGATCAAATTGATGTTCATCACTATAATCAATAACATCTCTTTCCATTTTTCTTGCACTTGCTGCAACACTCTCAGGAGTAATCATACTCATAGCTCTATCAAGTCCAAGTATACCTAACCCTGGAGTCTCCATAACTTTATCCATTTGAAGCATTGCAACCATGTCTTCTAGAGATGTTTCTTCGGAAGCGTTAGGAAATTTTTTAAAAAACTCATCAAAAATTTGTTTTAAAGCTGTTTCAGCCATTCCACTCATTTCTATTTGAGCTTTTTGTGATGGTGAAACTTGAGACCTGAAACTTGGATCATCAGCAAAACCGCCTTCAGCAGCAAACATAGTTGATTGTTGTGTATCCCATGGTTGCTTCTCAATAGGTGCATCATATAAATAAGGTTTAACCGGTGGTGTCATAACATCTTCTGTTAAAGTAGCTATACCACTAGGTGTTCTGTCAATCATAGTTTCATCAACCATCATTCCTCTAGGTAATACAGATGGTTGTTCCATTCGTGGTATATCGTATGATGCTCTATCCGTAAAAGGTAAACCTCCAGTTATCATTTCTATAATAGCTTTTTGAATATTTTCTGGAGTAATAGGTAAACCTCGTTGTCTTAAATAATCCATAATCATTTCTTGTCTACTTGGACCAGTTTCTACAACTTCTTCATCTTCTACTACATCCATAATTCCACCTTCTTGTTTTTTCTTTCTTTTCTTTTTCCAACCATATTCATCATAGTCTTCTGGATTTTTTAATCTCTCATAGTAACCTTTGTAATCAGCCACATCTTCAACATCTGGATTAGCTATTCTCCATTCCCTCATGTCTTCTATTTCTTCTATGACTGGAGGATTACCCAGTTTTGGTGGATCAATTCTTCCACCTTCAGCAGCCATCTCTGTTGGTACAATTTGTTTTTCAATATCCATCATTTCATCAGGTTCAATAATCATTTCATCTTCTGATTGGAATTCATTTATATCGTCATCATCATATCCTTGAGCAGTAGCCATTTTAACTTTTACAAAGTCTTCAAATTCTCCTTGAAAACCTTGAGCTACCATTTCTTTATATTCTTTAATTAATTGCATTAAAGCTTGAGCTTCATCTGCACCTAATTGTTTAAGGATATCTTGAAATTCTGGATCTGTTCCAAGATCCATTTCCTCTTCTGTCATTAAATCTATTTGATCGTCTATTGCCATAATTTTGCCTAAATCATTAATCTACTTGGTTTTTGCAAATAAATCAAGCTTTGGCACCTCCACTATTACGTCCCTTTTAATATCTTCAGGGTTAATTCCTTTGTTTTTCCATTCATCTTCAGTAGTATATTCTTCTCCCGTAGTCTTATGCTTTATAATAGTCTTTGTTTTAGCATATATCACAGGAATCTCCTTACCTTCTATTGTTATTTTATCACTCATTAGGCTACTACCTCTTTTTTAATATTTAAATAACTAATAGCTACATCAAAAGAACCTGTATTACTTGACTGCACTGTCAAAGTAGTTCCTCCTTCTACAACCATAGGCATTGTTAATAATTCTCTTGTTTCATTAGCTGTTAAAGCTGCTGATTTTATTGCTGTTATAGCGTTATTTAATACTGTAACGGTAGGCGTTGATGCTGAAGTTACTTTAATGGATTTAACTATGTATGTTTCTGAAGCCTGTGGGTTTTGAACGCTGCCACTGGTACCAAACATAGTAAGAGCATTACCTGTGGTATCATTATCTACTCCATAAAATTTAAATTCGTTTACTACTGCCATTAATTTATAAAGAAGTTAAATGCTTCTATTTCCTGTTTTATTTCTTCTTGATATGTGGTGTTTAGTTTTTCTATTACACCATCTAAATCTCTTATTAAAGAGTGAGCTACAGCTGCATCGTACTGCTCTGAAGCTCTAGTTATAACTTGTACTATCTTTGCCATTATACTTGTGCTGTTACTCCTATGCTTTGTAAATAATCATTATACTCATCTTTTGTTGTAGGTTCTTGTTCACCAAATCCAAAAATTCCAGTATCATAAACACCTAAATCAGGATTAGTTATTGTGTCATAAACTGATCCAGGTGAAATTAAACCTTCTTGTAAAGCAAATTTTTTCTTATCAATAAATCTTTTTTGTTGATCAGTTAATTCTGCTCTTAAATTATTTTCTGGTAAAGACGTACTATAATACATCTGATCACCGATTGTTCTTGGAGTTCTATACATTCTTTGAGCCTCCACAGGTTTAACTCCTCCAGTGTATGCATCATAAAGAGTAACACCATCTGCAGACACGCCTGGTGAACTAAAAATTTGTTTAGGTCCTAAGTAAGGAAAATCTGCCTTATTGTAAGGAACTCCTGGAGCTTTTTCTGTTCTAAAAGATTCCATAAATTGTTTTTCTTCTAAAGGTATTAATTTTTGAGGTAATGATCCACTAGGTTCATAAGTTTTTGTCATTAATTTTTGTGTTAATGGTGTTGTTTTTGTTCCTAATGCTAATTCATTATCAAAATCGTTATAATAAGTTGGAGTTACTCTATTTTCATATAAACCAAGTTGATTATATTGAGACATATCTCTAGGTTTTCTAAATTTATTTGCTAGGTTTGCTAAAATACCCATTATTCCAAAAGATGGAAATGCATCTCTCGTTTCTCCAAATTTTTCATAATCAGAATAATAGCCAAAGTTAGGTCCTCCAGGAGTACCTCTTGTTTCAAATTTAGGTTTACCAAAGAAAGCAGGCATTCCTTTTATGCCTCTATAACCAGGAGCTCCTCTACTAAATAAATTTCCAAAGAAACTTGGTTGACCATAAGATTTATACCCCGAACCTATGTATTTATTTTTGTAAGTACCATCTGGTTGTTTAACATTTACATATTCTGGAACAGCATATTTTCTAGTCTTTGGTCCTGTTTGTACAGTTTGACCAATATTTTGTTGACCAGTTAAAATATTTCTCATGTGTTGTTCGTGTTGAGATTGAGCCTGGCTGCTTCTATCTGGTCCTCCTGGACTAGATTGTCTACCTGCTGGACTTCTATCTCTAGTATAATCTCCTTGAGAATCTAAAGACATAATTCCAGAAGGACCTTCATTAGGGCCTTGAGATAACGAACCATGTAGATCCGCTCTCATAATCAAATCTTTTTCAGCATCTGTAATATAAGCTAATTCTGTTGGAGGTGATTCAGGTCCTGATCTCCAAAATTTAGGAGCGGTAACCATTGGTTGATTACCTAAATAATTTTTCATACCTCCTTGGTCACCTATACTCATTATTCCACCACTGGATCTTAATTCTCTTGGTAATTGCATTCTTCCTATTGGCATTATCTTCTTCCGTCCGGTTGTATGTCTAGTCTAAAGGTTCCTAATTTCCAGTCTTGTGCTGTTCCTGTATTAGCAATCTTTAGAGAAACTGCTCGTGCTCTTGCACGAGTATCTACTTTAGTCGTACTTGAGCTAATTGTAAAGGGTCCTAATGGAGAACTTGCTTGTGAGCTATTAGGATAATCTCTAAGGTTTAATGTAATTTGAGTATTGCCTGTTTGAGATATGAAGTCAGGTAAGAATCTTCTAATCTTCATTAAAAACTCTCCATCTCCTTGAAGCGTAGCTCCTCCTTCTTTAGTAACTGTTATATCATAATCTCCAGATTCAACGCTGGCAGCAATAGCTGTAGTAGATCCTGCTTCTACTTGATCTGTTCCTGTTTCGTGTTCAAAATATGCTGTTCTACCATCAGTATTTCCTACAACATCAAAGGATACGTCATTCCCTGCTGTGTATTGTGTACCATGGGGTTTACCAAATACAGCAGAATCAGACCATGTAGTTCTATTTAAACTACTAGTAACCCATATTTGTCTCTGTGGACTTGAATCTAAATAGTTATAACTAACCATTCTATTAACTACTTCTGAACTATTACTTGGATAGAACCAATATATTTCTCCAAACAAATTATTTAATCCACAATTAATTAATTGTTGAGCTGTGGTATTTAAATCATCATAAACATAGTCTTCAACTAAGCATTGCATAGATTCTAGTCTACCTGTAAATCTAAAGAAACCATTTTCTGACATCCAATATGCAGCGCCATCTACCTCGATTGCAGCGTTCATTCCAATTAAACCACAGTTAGTTCCTACTTGTGAAAAGGCAAATACAAACGGAACTCCAACAAATCTCATTGTAAATGCAGCAGTATCAGTCCATACATATGTTGCATCTCTACCTCTAACAGCTCCCATGATCCGTGATCCGTCGGCCAGTCTTTGTGAACCAGCTGTATTGGTTGAGGTAATAGCCCATGTATTAATATCTTCTCGATTAGACCATCTAATAAACATATCATCTTGAGTAGTAGATGTACCAATAGTTGTTTCAGTTCCAAAACATACTAAGTGTCTATCAGGAGTAGATACAATCATATCACGGGACGCGGTTGGTGCACCACTGATAATGGTTGCTCTATTTTGAGTAGCATTTGTCGCATCTGAGTCCCATTCAAATATAGGACCATTGTGAATTAGAGCTATTAATTTTTTACCAAAACTATCTAAGCTCCATAAACCAGGATCAATTACATAGTCTCCACTAGCAGCTTCTCCCCATCCTACATAATCTGAAGTATTAGTAACAGTATCTCCACCACTATGACTAGCAGCTGTGGTGTTTCTAACTCCTCTAGTAACACCAGTTAAAGTATTGGTAGATATACCTGTGTAAGAAATTTCTTCAGTTCCTATTTGAACGTAGTTAGTACCTGATGAAGGAAATTGAGATGCATCTGTTAAAGCTATTGTTGTAGTTACTGCATTAATACCAGCACTTAAAGTTGTAGTTGCTTCTCCAGAAACAGTACCTCCATATTGTCCCAAACTCCAACCATAACCAGGAAGCTGAGTTGCTGGTCCTACAGGATAATAGTGTTGAACTCTAATACCACCAGAAGTAGTTGCACCACTTCCTGTTTCAGCACTAGACATTGTTATAGTAATAGTACTAGCTGTAGGCACTGTTGTTACCATAAATTTTTTATCGTCAAAATCGGAAGCACTATAATTAGAATTTGTAATAGCTGTAAAATTATCTAAATAAACAATATCCCCAGCAGCAATATTATGGGGAGAAGAAAAAGTAATAGTTACTGAAGTAGAACCATTAGTTGTAGTAAAAGCATTACTTAATGTATTAGTAGATTTAATAGGGTGAATGTCATAGAAGACACCTCCTGTGTATACATATAAAATTCTATTAGTTCCTATAGCTGAATATTTAAAACCAGAACTATTAACAAATTGATGTTGAGCCCGAGCAGCTCCTGTTATATAGTTTTCTCCTAATTGATTCCACCCACCTATTTTTTCAGGTGTGCCATATCTAAATCGTACATAATCTCCACCTGTCCATTGTCCTTCTGCTCCTGTAGGGGTGACTTGTTTGTTGAACCCAGGTAAGATATCTATCTTTTGTAACATATTAATATCCTGTTTTAATAATTGTATATCAGATTTAAGGAGAATTCAAAGGGTTAAGTAGGGGGAGGGTGATTGGTGGTGTCTCCCCCCACAGACTTATTTTATATACTATTTTTTAGAAATAGTCAACTTAGATCCTTTAAACCAAGCTGGTAGGCCTAGTAAAGGTCTTTTATCTAATGCGTTTTCTTTAGCAGCTTTTGAATTAGCTCTGTTGTAATGTAAGAATACTTGTCCACAATTTTTACCTGTAAACTCTTCTCGCCAATGTTCTAAATCACAACCAGAATATATAAGCATATCACCCGGTTTTAAATCTACTTTAATACCTGCTTGACCTGTTTTACCTGTAGGATCTAGATAAATGGGCCATGGGTCACCCCCTAAATTTAATGTGGTAGATATTTCACAAGAATATCTATCTTTATGTCTAGCCAATACATCCCCTTTTTTATAAATTCTTGCATAAGAATAAGTTTCAGATAATTTTAATCCTGTATGTTTTTCCATAACAGGTTTAACTTCCTGTAATAAAGTTTCCATAGCAAGATCAGCATAATGTGAATAAGTATTTGGAACTTGTTCATCATTCCATACACCCCAATATTCCGTAAATGGTGATATGTATTTTGAATCAAATAATACTCTTGCAACATTTCTTTTATTTTTAAAGTATTTATAAACAAAGTCGGCTAATTCTTTTGAGATAGCTCCTTTTAAAACACTATATTTATTTTTCTTGAATGACATTTAATACTCCTTTTGGTATAGCTTGACAGTTAAAATGTATAAATCTAAATGGTTCATATCCCATATCAACAATATATTGATGTGGCATATATGATGGAAAAAATATCATACGACCTGGTAATGCTTTATAATGTATCTGTGAACTTGCATATGTTATTTTTGATTTATCTTTTTCTGGTAAAAGATTCATCACATTACCTGGTCTTGGATCTTCAAATATTGGCATGGATGTTGCATCAGAAGCTTTTAAAAAATAAAAACCTGATATATGCCCGTTCCAATGAGTGTGTAAAGTGTGATGTCCTCCACCTTTTTGTGCAAATTCTTGCACCCAAAGTTCTGTGGTAAATACTTCAAAATTAGTTAAATCAAAACCCATTTCACCTAATAAATTATACGATGTTGCACCAATATAGTTTTGTAACTCTTTAAATTTAGGATCACCTATTAATGTGGTTGAGTGAAAGACGTGACCCATGTCACCTTTGTTACCAAACTTTTTATTTCTTTTATCTATTTCTGGTTTTAATCTTTTTTTAGATGCTTCAATGTATGAATCTGATGCTTTGTTTAATTTATCAACAAAACTAGGTTCATCCGCCCACCATATAGGACATGAAAAATAGTGTTCTAAATTTAATTTTTGAGGAAAACTTAATTGATTTTTATTTTGTTTTCTTAGTTTTTGTTTTAATTTTTTATTTTTCATTTATAAGGCCATCCTAAATTCCATATAACTAAACTATGTCTTGTTCCTCTTTTAACTGGACAGACTCTATGCCAAACAAAACCAGGAAATACAACTAAAGATCCTTTAGGTAATATCTCGGTGCATTTTTTAATGTTAGGTTTTTTATCGGGATCTTGATTTCTAAAATCAAATTCTAATTCACCACCTTTATAATCTTTTGGATCAGATAAAGTTACTGTTACAGACAGTTTTCTTATTTTACCGTGTGATGGATCGTTAGGTTGTTGTCTTATATAAGGTCTGTCCCAACCATCACAATGCCAATCATAAAATTGACCTTTAGTATATTTGGTAAATTGACAAGATTCAGAAAAATCCCATTGAAAATTCCAACCAGCATTTTTATTTGCTTGATGAACATAAGGTTGTATTTCTTTATATATCCATCTATCATTCATCCAAACAATATTAGAATCTCTTTTTTGTTTTAAATCTTTTATTTCTTTTTGATTTAATTTTTTATCACCGTAACCACCTGTCACTGCCATTTGATCTTGTATGGATTTACCATACTTAACAATTTCGTCACAGATACGGGATGGAACTGCTGATTGAAAATACCAATAATAGTTTGTAAGTTGCATATGTCTTTATATGCTTATTATAACATTTTAGTAAAAAATAGTCAATATCTATGATATTGTTAATGTCCCAGTTACATTAAACCTAGCTATTTTATCACCACCTGGGTGTGTTGAAGTTGAATTGCATCCAGGTGCTACTGAAAATGTAACTGCGCTTGGTGCTCTAACAACAACAATACCTGGACCACCTGCTCCTCCATAAGGACCACAGTTTCCACAAGCAGGATTTGCAGTACCTCCACCACCTCCACCTGTATTAGGAGATCCGGCACCAGCTCCTGTAACTGCTCCAGCTCCACCACCGCCTGCTCCACCTGCTCCACCTGAATTTCTACCACCACCGCCTCCACCACCAGCGTATGTAGTATCAGGACCTAAAATTGTATTTGGTGCTCCAGCACCTCCAGCTCCACCATTACTTGAACCACCTGCACTTCCATTACCTGTTGCTCCACCTCCACCACCAGCAGAGGCATTACCATCAGCTGAGGCACCACTATTTCCTCCAGGATTTCCTTGAGGAGGACTTGTAGGAGGAGTATTACCAGCAGCTCCAGGCGTGCCTGCAGATCCATTCCAACCTCCGCCACCACCAGATCCACCAGTATAATCTGATGGTTGTGGAGCAGCTGGAGCACCACCAGCACCTCCACCTGTTGAAGTTATCATATCTGTATTTTCAACTCCACCAGGATTAAATATTGAATCATTTCCTTTATTTCCGTAAGAATTCCAACCTGTGCCTGCTGCACCACCACCTCCAACTGTTACTGTATAATCTCCAGGTGTTAAAACATTTCCACTTAATGCATTTCCTTGTAATGGACTAGGGCCATAACCAGATGCACGATAACCACCAGCACCTCCACCACCATAAGCTCTGATATTATTAATACCTGTACCTCCAGATCCACCACCAGCTACAACTAAATAATCTACATCTACTCCTAAAACAGTTGATCCATCAGGCCATGTTCCTGCTCTTTGAGCCAAATAGAGACTTTGCATTGACCACACACCACATGCTTTATTTAATTCTTTTACGATAACTCTTCCTGGACCACCATTTCCTCCGTTATTACCACAACCGTCACCACCACCGCCACCACCGCCAGTGTTAGTTCCACCTGCACCAGCAGAAACACTTGGAGAAGATCCTCTTCCTCCACCACCTGGACCAGCAGCTCCTTGATTACATCCTGGAATTCTTGTTCCGCCTCCACCACCTCCAGCAAAAACTGAACATGTTGGTCCTATATTTCCATAATCAGGACTTATGTCTGAACCATTTCCTCCAGCTCCACCTCTTCCAGGTCCTGGAAAATTTCCTGTAACAGCAGCTCCACCGGTTCCACCAGCTCCGCCACCGCCACCAGATCCTCTTGTATCTGTACTTATTGGCGAACTATTTTCTGCTCCTGCTCCACCAGCATTTCCTTGACATGCAGTTCCAGATCCTCCAGCAAAAGCACCACTTGGAGATGGAGATGAACCACCACCGCCACCACCAGATCCCCCTGGATTACCTGCTACTTGTGCCTCTGCTCCACCACCGCCACCAGTAGCGCATGTACCATTAAAACTTGAAACACTTCCATCAGTTCCTGGAGCACATGGATTTGTTCCAGGTCCACCACCACCGATGACTACTGGTACAGTTCCTTCTGCATTAAATTCTTTGTTTAATAAACCACCGCCACCACCACCAGCTGCTCTATTTCTTCCACCGCCACCACCACCAGCAATGATAGCTGCTTTAACAACTCTAGTTCCTGATTGAAGACAAACGTTTCCTGTAGCTGTCTTATCAGTAACTTTATCTTTTCCAAAAGATGTTTTATTTACTTTACCTATTATTCCACCGTTTGATTTACCGCCGCCTCTAGGCATTTAAGTGTCCTCCTATTCGGACACCCAAGCTGTGCCATTCCAGTCGTAAACTGTAGGGGTTTCCGATGTGTCGTCTGATTTTGTAGCTTCCCAACCTTTTGTGTTGTCAGCTTGATATTTTTTATCGTTCCATGAAATATTGTATCTAACATCACCTTCTTCTGTAATTGATGGTCTATCAATTGGTGCTTCCCAATTATCATTATCATCAAGTAACCATGATTGATGTGGTTGTGGTGATAAAAATTTATCTTTTACAGGATCATAAATATCTCCGATACCTGCATATTTTTTTCTAAAATTATTGTTGTAAGAAGTTTGTTTCCAAATTCCACCTTTGAAAAAATTGATACACCATGTTTCTCCATCTACATGCATATCTGAAGGAACTACATCATTTCCTACAACTACAACTCTTTGTACAACTTGATGTGAATCTTGTGTAAATCCTGTTGGATCTGTCATTGCTTTTAATTCTGCAAAATGTGCCATATTATTACTCCTTAAATGTTATCATTTTAGTTTAATTTTAACTTATTGTCAACGTTCCAGATACAGTAAATGTCATTACAGTACACCCTCCTGCAGGCCCTGGTAATGTTGATTTACTGTTAGTTCCTGGCGCTACAGTAAATGTAGGCCCTAATGGCCCAGGTGCTCTTAATACAACAACTCCTGATCCACCAGCTCCAGCTATATTACTATAAGATGGATTGTATGATCCACCAGCTCCACCACCGCCACCACCTCTATTAGTAGTCCCTGTTCCACCTGTTCCACAGTTAGCTTTTGTACCAGCTCCACCTGTTCCACATGGTGAGGCTGCTCCTGCTGATCCTGGTCCTGGTGCTCCATTATAACCTGTTCCACCACCGCCACCACCACCATAAGATAGTGCTGATCCTGTAATATCATTTGGTGCTCCTGCTCCACCTCTTCCACCTGCAGGTGCAGGACTTTGCGGTCCTGGGGATGCAACTCCAGCTTCAGTTACTCCACCTCCACCACCACCAGAAGTGTCTCCATTTTGAGATGAGTATCCTCCTGGATTACCTTGTGGAATAGTACAACCAAAAAGGTTACCAGCACCTCTTGCTCCTGTTCCACCTGGTCCTGGAGGCGATCTTGTTGGATTACCTTTAGGGCCTTCACCCATATAACCACCTGCTCCTGAACCACCGTCAGCACAATACCTAGCTGGACCTGGTCCTTGAGGGGCAGTTCCACCACCGCCACCTAAAGCTACAATATTTTGAATTACTGAATCACCACCTCTTCTATTTGCAGCACCTCCAGCACCAATTGTTACTGGATACTTACCTGTGCTAAAACCCATTTTTGGAGCTCTTAATGGAGAAGGACCATAACTAGAAGCTCTGTATCCTCCTGCTCCACCACCACCGCCAGCGTATGTTGTAATAGGAGTTCCACCTCCACCTCCACCACCGGCAACAACTAAATAATCTACTAATGTAACTGTTGGATCTCCATCAGCTATTGTTAAACATCCCGTACCTGTAAAATTTGCTATTTGGTCATAACCACCAGCTGGGTTTGAACTAAAAGCAACAGAGCCTGCACAAATAGGACTTGCAGTTAGTGTAACGCCTTGACCTGCATTTGCTCTTGCAATTACTATACCATCACCACCTTTTCCTGATAATACTGGGTGAGCATTTGCTCCTGCTCCACCTCCACCACCACCAGTTCCATCAATACCAGCTGTACCTGCACTTGCAGTATCATCTCCTCCAGTTCCACCACCGCCAAATCCTCCAGCTCCACCTAACAATCCAGCAGTTCCACCACCTCCACCGCCAGCGTATGCTCTAGAAGAACCTGAGATAGCATTTGTAAAACCTCTACCACCTGGACCACCATAATTTGTTGCAGCATTGGCACCACAAGTACATGCTCCACCACCTCCACCACCACCTTCATCATTTGTTGGGAAAGGTGAACTTCTTACTGATCCTGCACCTCCAGAGTTTCCTTGAGGGGGATCTGTAGGAGGAGTATTACCTGCTGCTCCTGCATAAGGACTTCCACCTACAGTGGCATTTTCACCACCTCCACCACCTGATCCACCAGTACCACCACTACCAGCAGGTGAGTTAGCGGGATCACCACCTTTACCACCACCTTCAGATTCTATTCCTCCAAAAGATGAATTATTTCCATCATTAGATCCACCACTAGGAGAACATTGTCCTACGGCAGCTCCACCAGCTCCTACTACAACTGGGTATGTTCCTAAACCTAAACCTAAACTTGTTCCTTGTGATGCACATGGGCCATATCCTGACGCACGATAACCTCCTGCACCACCTCCACCACCACAAAATGCACCACCACCTCCACCACCAGCGATGACTAAATAATCTGTTGTTATTTCTCTTGATGGCCATGTGCCATCTTCCAATGCATTAAGTTGATCTGATAAGGACCAAACTCCTGATGCTTTATCTAATTCTTTTACTAATATATAACCTGGGCCACCTGTTCCACCAGCAGCATTATTACCACCAGCTCCACCTCCACCGCCAGAATTTGTAGTTCCAGCTACACCTGCAGCGCAAGCTAATCCACCTTTTCCACCACCTCCAATTCCACCTGCTTGAGGAGCACCAGATGCATGTCTGTTTCCACCTCCGCCACCACCAGCAAATTGTCCACACACAGTAGCTCCTCTGCATGAAGAATTTGCAATATAAAAAGGTTGGGGGGCAGATCCAAAAGTAGAAGTAACTGGAGATCCAGCTCCTCCTGTTCCGCCTCCTGTTGATCCTGGATGTGATCCAGATGTTCCATCAGCTCCAACTGCAGCCGCACCACCGCCACCGCCGCCACCGTAATTCGTTCCTGGTCCTGGTCCTCCCGGATCGGGACTACCAGCTCCACCATCATTTCCTTGACAAGCAGTTCCACTACCAGCAGCTTTAGCTGGTACTGCTCCACCACCACCAGAACCTCCTGGTCCACCGACAGCTCCATTACCACCACCAAAACCACCACCTGTTGATGTAACACAAAAAGCTATTGAATCATTTCCTTTACCACCAGGATTTCCATTAGGTCCTGGAGTTCCTCCTCCACCAACTGTAACTGGATAAGCTGTGTTTCCAGTAACAGGTTGCTCAGATATTTGTAAACCTCCACCGCCACCACCGGCTGCTGTTCCGCCGCCACCACCTCCACCACCACCAACTATGAGTGCTTTAACTAATCTTGTTCCTGGTTGTGTAGCTGATAAACATCCTGTTGATGTTTTAGATTGAATGGTATTTTTTCCAAAAGACGTTATGTTAACAGGTCCAATTATTCCGCCATTGCCAGCCATAATTTAAACCTCCTATGCGTCGTCTAATACTTCATATGATATGAATAAGTCCAGATCAGAAGCAGCGCTTGCTCCACCTTTTAATATATCACCTTCCATTAAATAGATAGGTGTGTCCGATAAAACTAACGTTGCGTTAGCTGGTACCGAAACTGTTTTTGCTATATAAACTGTTGCATCTGCACCTGTTGCAGTAATACCTGATGCACCTGCAGTTGTTAAACCATCAACATAAAGATTTACAGTAGCTGCATTTGTGCCATCAACATTGGCAACTGTAATTCTATTAATTTTTAATAATTTTTCTGAATCAACTGTAAGTAAAGTTGCTGTAGTTGTTGCAGTTAAATTCCAACCAAGATTACCACCGTAGATACTTGAAACTGATACTATATTTGGATTTGCCATAATTTAATTCCTTTACTTTATTACCCGAAAATCATTGCCATTGCAATAGCTTTCCCTGTTGATATACCA